AGGTTGCAGAGTCTGACCCTTTGGCCTAGGCAGGGATAGCATCCACTATCTCATCGCTCGCTTGAGCATTGAGACGGCTATCCCTCCACAATACTTAATTGATTTAGATCCATCAATGCTCCAGATGTTACTCAAAGCGTTGAAGGATAGAGCAAAGGAGCAAGCGGATGCCTACAGAGCTAAAAGGCGCTAACGAGCTTCGCAAAGCCCTAAAGAAGTTTTCGCCTGATCTCGATAAAGAAACGCGTGAGGAGATGGTCGGATTCCTTAAGCCCTTGATTAAAAAGGCTAGGGGATTTCTGCCATCTAATGCTGACGCTCCATCTGGATTCGTAAAGCATGAAGTGAAGACTGCTAAGTTCCCGATGTACGACGCAGCTGAGGCTCGACGCGGCGTAGGTTATAAATTGACACCTACTAAGCCTAATCGCCAAGGATGGGTGCAGACAGTATCAATCCACAATAAAACAGCGGCAGGCGCAATTGTAGAAACTGCCGGACGGAAGTCTGGAATCACTGGCAACTTTAGCCCACGATTCTCAGGCACATTTGCAGGCAGTCGCAAGATGCAAGGCCGCGCAATGTTTAAGGCTTATGATCAAGATCAAGGCAAGGCTAAGGCTGCAATTATTAAGGCGCTTGAAACGGCTGCCGCTAAGTTTAACGCGAGAGGTATCTAATGGCTGAGTTACGCATACCGATTATCGGTGAGTTTAAGGGTCAGAAAGCCTTTAAGGATGCTGGCAAGGCAACTAGCACGCTTGATAAAAGTGTAAAAAGATTAGGTAGCACTTTAGCTGCAACCTTTGGAGCCACGCAGCTTCTCAAGTTTGCCAAGAATGCAGCAAAGGCATTCATTGAAGATGAGCAAGCAGCGACTCGCCTTGCCCAATCTGTCAAGAATCTAGGCCTAGCCTTTGAGACTCCACGCATTGAAGAATTTATCGCGCAGTTATCTCGCGCTTCCGGCGTTACAGATGATCAACTTCGCCCATCGATGCAGAAACTATTGCAGACAACTGGATCAGTATCTAAATCAACAGCGTTGCTTACGCAAGCCCTAGATGTATCACGAGGATCTGGCGTTGATTTTGAGACAGTAGTCAATGACTTAAGCATGGCCTATGTTGGCCAGACTCGAGGTCTTCGTAAGTATTCCCTAGGTATCTCTCAGGCTGAACTAAAGACCATGAGCTTTGCTGATGTACAGGAAAGACTTACTAAGCAATTCTCAGGCGCTAACGCTGTCTATCTGGAAACTTATGCAGGCAAGATGCAGATTCTTTCAACAGCAGCAGGCGAGGCTCAAGAAACTATTGGCAAGGGTCTAGTTGATAGCCTTTCATTGCTTGCAGGTGAAGGAAACAGTATTCAGCCTTTAGCCGATTCTATGCAAGATTTTGCTACTTATGTCTCAGATGCTATCTACGGTCTTGCAGTTTTGATCGATAAAATAAAAGCGATTCCTGGTTTAGATTTTATTACAAAAAATCAAGACTTTTTTAGAAAATATCTTAGCGGTCAAGCTGGAATAGTTTTTCAGACTTTTGATTATTTTAATAAATTAGGAGCAGATGCGCGAGGCGCTGCAGGAATGGGCGGATATCCATCATCTGCTTTAGGTGGTACTTTCATCGACCCTAATGATGCAGCTCGTAAAGCGGCAGAAGCGGCAGCAGCCAAGCGTGCTAAGGAATTAGCAGCACTACAGAAGAAAACTTTGGACACACAGAAAAAGTCCCTAGCCTTACAGAAGGCGTCTAAGACTCTTAACCTAGAAGCAATTGGTATTGAGGCAGCCTTAAAGGGCAAGATCAGCGAGACTGATCGGCTATCGCTACAATTACAGAAGGCTATCCTCGATGGCAATGCAACCCTAGCCACCCAGTTGTCTGATCAATTAGACACAGCAATCAAGCGTAATAACGAGTTACGTCTAGCCTTGCTTGCTACTCCTAAAGCGCCTAATCCTTTCTCAGAATGGTCAGTACCTAAACTTGATTTTGGTGGAAACATGCTAGGCACGCCCGTACCTAATTTCGTACCGCCTGCTTATGCAATGCCACCAACCTTCGGGCAACAAGGTGGCTTGCCTGCTGGCGTCGTTGCAGGAGTCAATCCAGCGCCTGTCGTCAATGTCAAAGTCGAAGTTGCAGGCGAAGCAGTAGCGGCAGTCATTACTCAACAGCAGACCAATCAATCTCTTTCAGGATCATTTATTGGCGTGAATCGTACGGCTAGATTTGGAACGAGGGTAGACGAGGGATGACCCTTCCAGCCACTATCTCAGTCTCCTTTGACTTTAGCCAAGGTGCTACCTTTGGCTTTACTGGCTTTATCATTGGCGACGCGATAAATGGCGTAATCGGTACATCTCAATTCGCAGCTAGTGCGGTTCAGGAGCCTGTCGTCGATCTCAGTAGCGTTACTCGGCAGATTACGATCAGACGTGGCCGCAATATCATGCGTGATACCTACGAGGCTGGCAGTTGCACAGTCCGAGTTTTAGATCCTGACTCTAACTTTAACCCTCAAAATACATCTAGCCCTTACTTCGGCTTCCTGACTCCATTGCGTAAGATCCGTGTAGCTGCAACTACTGCAACGACTCAGAATTTTCTATTTTCAGGTTATGTGCAAGATTATAAATACTATTATCCAATAGGACAGGAGACAGGTTACGTCGACATTCTCTGCTCTGACGCCTTTCGTCTATTGGCTATGGCTAACGTCAAGACAATTACAGATTCAGGAGCTGGTCAGACCACCGGCATTCGCATAGGTAAGATTCTCAATCAGGTCGATTTTCCTGCAAGTTTGCGCGTCATTGACACAGGCTCTACAACTTGCCAAGCTGATCCCAACACTCCACGTTCTAGCCTTTCAGCCATTCAGGTTGCAGAGTTTACTGAGCAAGGCGCATTCTTTATTCGTCCAGACGGCACAGCCGAGTTTAAGGATCGAAGCGATGTCGTGTCGTCTCTAGCAACTACGCCTATCGAGTTCAATCAGACTACGGGTATTCCGTACGCCAATCTTAAGTTCGCCTTCGATGACAAGCTGATCATTAACAACGCATCCATGGTGCGAGTAGGTGGCACTCAGGTCACAGCAAGTGATTCCGACTCAATCGCTAAATACTTTCCTCATGGCATGAACGTAGACAATCTCATCGCACAGACAGATGCTCAGGTTCAAGACATCGCTGACATCTATGTCGCTACTCGTAAAGAGACCACAATCCGCATCGATGCCATGACAATTGATCTACTTGATACAGCAGTACCGACCGACACGATGATCGGCCTCGATTATTTTGACAACGTCAAGATTACTAACGTCCAGCCAGACGGCTCGACAATTATAAAGACTTTGCAGGTACAGGGCTTGGAGTGGAATATCAGCCCTAACAGCATGCAATGTACAGTTACAACACTTGAGCCTATCGTGGAGGGATTCATCATAGGATCTTCTACGTCGGGTATAATAGGCACGTCCATATTAGGATACTAGGAGAAAATCAATGGCAGCAGGCTTAGGATATAAAGAGTTCTCGACGGGTGATGTACTAACCGCCGCAGACGCTAACGGCTATCTAGCCTCTCAGGTGGTCATGGTCTTTGCCAGTGCCGCAGCTCGTACTTCTGCAATCGCCTCACCTCAAGAGGGCATGATCTCCTTTAGAAAAGACGCAGATGCAATGGAGTATTACTCAGGCTCGGCTTGGGTCGCAGTCGATAGCGGCACTTCACCTCTGACAACTAAAGGCGATCTATTTACTTTCTCGACTACTAATGCTCGTCTAGGCGTCGGCACAAATGGTCATGTATTGACTGCGGATTCAACACAGGCAACTGGTATCAAGTGGGCGGCAGCAGCAGGCGGCGGCAAGGTCTTGCAGGTTGTATCAACCACAAAGACAGACACTTTTACTTCAAGTTCTACTACTGCCGTAGATGTGACAGGTTTATCAGCATCGATCACTCCCTCTTCCGCAACAAGTAAAATTATGGTTTACGCTACAGTCAACGGAAATGGACTTACAGGGTCAAATGCTGGAATGTTCGTGTTACTACGAGACTCAACTCAAATTGCATATCCAGCAAGTCCGGGTTCTAGATCAGCAGGATTCGGTGCTATATACATCGATGATGCAGCACAATTAGGATCAACTTCGGTAAACCATCTTGACAGCCCATCTTCGACATCGGCTCTGACATACAAGGTGCAAGGTTTTGCGGCCGCAGGTTCTGGTTCTTTCTATGTAAATAGATCCAGCACCGATGCCAATAGTGCTTCCTTCATGCGCGGAGTTTCATCAATTACAGTAATGGAGATAGGTGCATAATGATTGATTACTCATTGATTCTATTGAAAAAATACGCAGGACAAGAATGGACTCTAAACGGAGACGATTACGAAGGCCTTACTTGGTTAAGCAATACTACAAAGCCATCTAAGGCACAGCTTGATGCACAATGGGAAGATGTCAAAGCTGAATTTGATGCGGCCATCGCAACCAAGGCACAGGCAAAGGCTGCACTACTTGAGCGCCTAGGCATCACAGCCGATGAAGCAGCACTTTTACTTGGATGAAGCCTAGACTTTCAAAGTCTGCTACACAATTAAGAGAGCAGATCGATGATGCATTCCCAGATAGAGATCGAACTTCGGACGGCTGGATCGGTGACACGAGACACGCTGCTCGCAAGTCTGATCATAATCCAGATGCACAAGGATGGGTACGCGCCATCGATGTTGACCGCGACCTTTACGGGAAAGGCCGGAAGCCCGATGTCATGCCTGACTTGGTCGATCAGATTCGACTCCTTGCAAAGTCTGGCGATCAGAGAATCTCTTACATCATCTTCGATGGCCGCATCGCCTCATCTAAAAAGGCTTGGGCTTGGCGTCCTTATGATGGGATCAATAAGCATAATCATCACGCGCATATCAGCTTCACTATCAAGGGCGACGAAGACTCTCAATTCTTT